TTTCTGGAAATGCCAACAGTACAAGGCTTTGAAATGTGTATGATGGTTGATAAGATCAGCAAATTAAAACCAATCGGAACTATTGACAGTGATAAGCTAGAGGGATTTACAAATTGGTTAATGGAACAATACAGACCACCTACCCAACCGTCCACCGACACCCCTTAACATCAAACCTTAACAATACCGTCCGAACCTGTCCATAAGCCTCATATCCACACTCAAAAGTACGTATGCCACAATTATCCCTTATTGACTTGATGTCGGTTATTTGGTAGCGAAAACGTTCTGAGTTAATGACTATACCAAACGATACTGGGATGAAGTCTCCATCAGCATTAAAGGATACTACAGTACATACAGGATAGCCAGACGGTATATTATTAAAATTTCGTGGTGGTGGATATTTACCAAAAGCAGACATAAGATCACCTCAGAGATTGATAAAATAATTATAGAACAAATGTTTGTATTTATCAATGGGAAGTAAATGTAAAATAAAAATAACGGAAAGGAGTTGGAGCTCCGGCCGGGCAAAGATTAATCGGCTCCTTTTGGTAAAATGGAAATTAGACCAATTACATTTAAGGAAGCAAAGAAATTTAATGCTATTCATCACCGACATAATCCAGATATACAGGGGTGTAGATTTTGCCTTGCTTGCTGGCATGAAGGAAATCTTGTAGGCGTCGCAATATGCGGTAGGCCAGTGTCAAGATATTTGGATAACGGACTTGCTTGTGAAATTAATAGAAACTGCACAGACGGCACTAAAAATGCTTGCAGTATGTTGTACGGGGCATGCTGTCGAGTGGCTAAAGCAATGGGGTACACAAAAATCATTACATACACTTTGAAGTCTGAACCAGGAACAAGCTTAAAAGCAAGCGGCTTTACATGTGATGGAGAAGCTGGCGGCATCTACTGGACAGGAGAGCGAAAAAGAGGACAGAACATTCCGGCAGAAAAGAAAAATAGATGGCATAGAGACTTAGCCGCTTAATTTAATCACTCCATCCGGTAAGTCCGGTATAGCTGATAAGGAGGCTATTATGAGAGAAAATACAACACATAAATGTTGTGATAACTGCGATTTTTGCAAAGACATTACAAATTCGAGAGGCGAAATAGTATTTTTATGTGCGGAAGTTGAAAGTTCTTTATATTTGGAACAAGTTATACTGTCACAAGAAAGCGAATGTGATTTGGTATAGCTGATAAGGAGGAAAATACATGAAGCGTTGGAAGTGTAAACAATGTATATACGGCTCGTTCTATAGACGGCAGAAAGATATCAAAACGCCGTTACCAGATGGAGTTATCTGCCGAAGGAAAGACAGGGCAGAAATTGTAAAAGATGATGAAGAAGAATGTAAATATTATTGTTGTGAGGCGAAATAACATTTGATTAGCTGATAACAGCGGAAAGGAAAATATGAGTTTCCAGAACGTAGCAACACGTAAGGCAAATAAGGAACATAAATGTGATATCTGCAACAAAACAATTAAAAAAGGCGAGAAGTACCGAAGGGCAACAGGTAGGAACGAGGATTATGACGGCTTTTATGATTGCATTGAGTGTATGGATTGTCAGCCAATTATACAAGAGTATTGTGATAGTACCTCGTATGACCGTTCTGAAGGTTATTGCGATGAGTACATACAAGAATGGTGGCTCAATGAAAAATGTTACGAATGTAAACATCGATATCTACCATGCGAACAATTAGAAGGAATCGGATGTCCTACCGGTGACGTTAAGAATTGCGATTATCGTACGAAGTATGGAACATGCAACGGTGGAGATACCTGCGATGAAATGACAAGGTATTCATGGTGTGAAAAGTACGAAAAAGCAGACTAATTAATTTGATATAGATGTAGGAGCGACAGGCTGAGCCGGCTCCTGCATCGGAAAGGAAGATATGAGCGAGGAAAAAGAAAATATATGTTGCTTTGAAGTTCCAGAAGAAATGTGTATATGTAGAAAATGCGTAGGCGAATGTTATGTGGCATCCTGCGATAGAAAAATTCAAATAGGCGGAATGTGCGGAGGCATAGGAACTGTTAAATGCGATCAATTCAAACCAAAACAGGATTGATTTAGCAATGTAAGATTGGAGGATGTATATGGATGAAGAATTCCGTAACCGGATAGCAGCTTTCCTTTTTGAGTACATAAATATCACAGACAGTAGATATGGATATTGTGATGGTGAGGTTATAGAGCAGGGCATAAAACTTTTAATTAATTCAGGAGCCTTTTCAATACCGGAGATGCAAAGAGAGTGCGCCATAAACCACAGCCTAATCATACCAACTAAATTTATAACAGATTGTTTAATTTGATTTATCAAGAAGGGAGATAACAATGGGAATTTCAATGGTAGGATACAAAATGATTTATAAGAACGTTATATATAATCTAATTAGTATGATGCTTTGCTTTACATATGACAAAGAAAGCCAATCAAACACTCTCACAGATATTGAAGTGGTATACATAGACGAAAACAACAGAGTTGTAATGGCTAAGGATAAAGTTGAGGAATTTCAGTTTATCAGCAAATAGAAGGGAGATAAATCCTATGAAAAGATTATTGAAAAGATGGAACATATTAAACGATGACTCAGACACACCGGTTGGGTTTGCAACAACAAAACAGAAAATAGAAATAAATAAAAAGCTTGCTGCCTATGAGGATGCAGAGGAACAAGGATTATTACATAAAGCTCCTGTGATTGACGGAACAAGGATTTATGTTATCATGGATGACCCAATAAACGAATTTCAATACATATACGAGGATTCGTATTTACATGGATACACAGAATACGGAATCGGAGAAATTAATAATGATTGGTTCCTTGCCAGAGAAGCAGCCGAAGCAGCCATGAAAGGAAGTGTATCAGAATAGTGGGATGGATAGTAATTATTTTAATCGTAGCCATGATATGTGAGGCTTATACAGATACGCACAGGAAGGAGTAAAGACAGATGAATGATATAGAGAGAACCATCCACAGAATACAGATAAAAGCTTTTGAAGGTAATCTTGAACTGGAGCAGATAGCTATATCGGCATTAGAGAAGCAGATACCAAAGAAACCAACAGATAGTATAAACGGAAGTGGACTGTATTGTTCTGCATGCAAAAAGGTATGGGTTAATATCAATAACAACTATTGCCATCGATGCGGTCAAGCAATAGATTGGAGTGATGCAGATGAGTGCTGACTTATGTGTATCATGTGGAGCAATCGTCCCAGAAGGAACCCAAGTGTGTATAAACTGTATGAGTAGATGCAATGAGTGTGGATGGGATGATATAGATAATTGCAAGGCTTGTCAAGGCAATAAATCGGATGAAATCATTGACAGGCTAAGGAAAATATTAAGCGAGGAAGAGCAGAGGATAAAGGGGTGAGACATTGACGAAGGATATACTTGTACAATACTGTGACCTAAGAGAAGAAGTTAAAGACATAAGGAGAAGAGTCGAGAAGTACGAGAACGAAATTCAACGCATAGAAGACGAAAGATATGTAGCGGACTCTGTTACCGGAGGATATGGAGGAATACAGCACTATACAATAAAAGGCTTCCCTTATCCGGATTACAGCAGAAAGAAAACCAGATTATACCTCAATAAAGCACAACTAGAGAATGCAGAACCAGAATTATTAGATATGACAAATCAAGTCGAAGAGTACATACAATCCATAGATGATAGCCGAATTAGAAGAATATTAAGGTATCGCTATATCGATGATATGCCATGGAATGAGGTAGCAATGAATATGGGAGGAAAGAAGACTACGGCTGACAGTGTAAGAATGGAGCATAATAGATATTTGAATATATAAATATTAGTTCGTTCTGTTCGGCAAAAGTGTGCTATAGTAATAGCATGGATAAATGTAATAGAACAGATATCACAGCGTACAACCTCCTTATCATATATGTATTACACGGCTGCCACTCGTAAAATGGTGGTAGCCGATTAAATGTAGCAAGTAATATCGATGCAATGCAGAGAATAGCATATCCGATACACAGAGCAAACTGTAAAGCCTATCAATGCATTATAAATCCGGCATAGCTCGTAGTTGATATTATGGTGATAAAGACCAGCTACACGGCTTTCATTCGTCAAAGTATGATTGCCGATTACCGCCTCAACAATAAGAACGCTTTTTACTGGGCGGGAAACTAACTGTATAAAAAGGGCATTAGGACAGCGCGAATCTTAATGCCTTTTTTAATGTAAAAATTTAAGGCAGCATAGCCAATTAAATTATAAAGACCTACAAGAGCGTAGGCAATAGGTGATGTTTACAGCCACAGAAGAGCGTAAGCATAGGGGAGAGCAATCATAAGATATCAAGGGGCGGGCAAAGATGATTGCAAATAAGAGCAATGTATATCAGGGTATGTTCCTGATGCTCTTCATACTTTAAACAAGGCATAGCGAAAAGCTGTGCCTATTTTAGTGTAAAGAATGGAGAACAATAACATGACAGAAGAATCGCGATTGACTGAAACGGCGTATAAATTATGGAGAGCTACGCCAATCATAAACAGGATGGCATTCAATAAATACCTACAACAATTTTATGTTGATTGTGGAAAAAGTAATTACATATGCAATATAGAAAAATCAATATCAAATATAACAATGCGAGATGAAGTATTAAAAAGCAAGCCTATTAACAGCAAAAACAAAAAAAGGACAGAAAACAGCATAACAATACAGCAAAACAAAAAGTTCTATCAGTTCACTCGGCAATTGGTATTTGAACGTGATAATAATAAATGTGTAGAATGTGGCTCGGATGAATACATAGAAGCACATCACATAACAGAGAGAAGTAACGGAGGAACCGATGATATAAGCAATATGGTAACACTATGTGCTATATGTCACGCAGAAAGACATAAATATCAACCGGTTTACAATGTAATGATTAAGAGAGCGAGACTTCTAATGCAAAGGCAGTGGTACAAAACAGATAGAATAAATATACAATATGTAAGGGTGAGCATTATTGACCGAGGAAGAAGTAAGCAAATGGATAAGTAAGTTAATAGCAGAGGATAGGCTAGAAGAGTTCTACAATTCAAAAGAGTGGAGACACTTGCGAATAGAAGTATTGGTTGAATATAAGTACGAGTGCCAGGACTGCAAAGCCAAGGGGTTTTATACCAAAGCAACAACAGTACATCATCAGCAATATGTAAAGAAACACCCAAGATATGCACTGAGTAAAGCATATATATTTCAAGGAGTAGTATATATCAATCTTATTCCATTATGTCATGAATGCCACGAGGCAAGGCATGGACATAGACAAGTGATTAAGGTTCAGTTAACAGAGGAAAGGTGGTAGTAGTATGAATTATATTTTATTTGAATGTATGGATTGCAAAAAGATGGTAGCATATCCAGAGAGATTTTCAGATGGTCATAGATGTAAGAGGTGCCGTGGATGGTCGCATGGAATGCTAAAGCCTATTGATAAAGGCTCAATTGATATGCTAAAAGATAAATATGCTGATCGGGGAGAAATTCTTTTCGTTCGGAGTAAGACAGACAATGGGACCAGCAATGTATCAATCAGCATGTCGACTACTTTAGGCTTAGAAGATATCACAAAGATAGCAACAGGCTTACGATTAGTAGATGCGCTGAGCTGGATAAGTGATCGTGTTAATTTTGACAGCGTATTGCAGAGCGATAAAGAAACTAAAGACATTATTATCAAAGAGAGTGATTTAATGAAACTCATACAATTAGTAAATCCTCATCAAAAGGATAGACACATTATTCTTGTTAATGATAACAGTGAAAAGAATACAGTTACGGCTTATGATGGACACGGAGGGATAACAGCACGTACAGTTATCTATGACGAAATGCATGAATACCCCCGGTCGAAATAAAACGCATTTTAATCTAAAACCTTGTAACTCGGCTAGGGGTAGACAAGAGAGAAATTTTAATATTATCACGTGAGGGGGGGTGGTACCTATGGGCAAATCGACCAAGGCAGAAATCAAATCCGATTTACTGGATCAGTTAGAACGAAACGGAACCAATGGCAAGTACTATATCGACTTGATAGATGACTATATGAGCCTATGGCATACAAAAGAAATGCTCATAGATGATATAGAAAACCGAGGCGCAACTGTCTCTTATAACAACGGTGGAGATCAATACGGAACCAAGAAGAACGATAGCATAGACCAATTATTAAAAGTGAACAAGCAAATGCTTGTACTACTCGATGCGATAGGCATTAAGCCAGTACAAGCGGTAGGCGGTGATTCTAATGTCCCAGGTGATATGTAGACAACGAGATTACCACCCGTACATAGACAGCTATATGGATGGCTGCAGAGACGGAACCATAGTAGTTGATAATGACATACTTCTAGCTATGAACCTAGTTGAAGAAAAGTTAAACAATCCGGATGTATTTATTGATCATGAAAAAATAGAACAATCCGTTGATTTAATGGAACGGTATTTTGAAATTAAATTATTCGATTGGGAGTTATTCGTAACTGCATGCATCCATTGCTTTTATGTATCAAACGATACAGTAGTATTTGATACAATATTTATCATGATGGGTAGGGGTAACGGAAAGAACGGTTTTATATCACCGATTTCTTGGTATCTCACTACTCATTACCACGGTGTAAAGGCATATAATGTTGACATTGTAGCAAATTCAGAAGACCAAGCAGGAACATCATTCAATGACGTTTACGAAATGCTTGATCGTACATGGAGCAAGTCAAAGAAGTTCTTTTATAAATCGAAAGAACTAATTAAAAACCTTATCACTGGGTCCTATATTAAATACAATACATCAAATGCAAAAACAAAAGACGGAAAAAGAACTGGTTGTTTAATATTTGACGAGATACATGAGTATTTAAATTACTTAATGATAAATGTGTTCACTTCGGGTTTTGGAAAGAAAAAACATTCCAGAACCTTTTATATTACCACAAATGGCCATGTTCGCGAGGGTGTCCTTGATGATATGTTGGCGATTGCCAAAGATATATTGAATGGGTTCAACATAGAATTAGGTTGGCTGCCGTTATTATATCACATCACCACCGAAGAAGAAGCACTTAATCCAGACATGTGGGATAAAGCTAATCCATCCTTAAAGTATCTTCCTGAACTAAAAAAAGAGATGGACAAGCAATTCATTGAAATGAAATATCAACCGAGCAAGGAAAGAGAATTTTATACGAAGCGGTTGAATTGGCCAAAGAGTAATGCAGACATAGCGGTTACCGATTGGAAGAATATCGAAGCTACAAACAAACCTATTCCGGATGTATCAGGAAGAACCGCAACGGTTGGCATTGATTATGTAAAGGTAACAGACTTTGCTTCTGTAAACATTCATTTCAGAGAAGGCGAAACAAGAATTGATATATCGCATTCTTGGCTATGCTTAAAGTCAGCAGACTTAACAAGGCTAAAGATACCTTGGCAGCAATGGGCTGACGAAGGAATGATTACGCTCGTTGATGATGTAGAAATCAATCCAGATCTATTAGCTGAATATATAGCAGAGCAAGCGCAGAAATACAACATAACCAAATTGGCACTTGATAATTTTAGATATGCCTTATTATCCGGGGCACTTAAAAAAGTTGGATTTGATGCAAAAGATTATAAAAATGTGTATCTTGTAAGACCTTCTGACATTATGAAAGTTGTGCCAATCATAGATAGTTGCTTTGCTAATCAGTATTTTATATGGGGCAATCAACCACTGCTTAGATGGGCGGCTAACAATACAAAATTAATCGCAAGCGGTAAGAAGCAAGGAACTGATACAGGAAATTTCTACTACGGAAAGATTGAAGCTAAGAGCAGAAAAACAGATCCATTCATGGCATTGGTGCATTCTATGTGTATTGAAGATGTACTCGGAACCGGAATAGCATTAGAAACGCCAGACGTAGGAGTTTACACATACTAGTAGAAGGAGGTGAGAAAAATTAGTATAAGAACATGGATTATAGACAGGTTAGGATTGGGCAACGCGATAGAGGTTGATTCGGGTACCTTTTGGGAATTAGCCACCGAATACTATGTCAGAAACTTAGCCTTTCAATCGGCGGTCAACCTGATAGCAAATTCAGTCAGTAAATGTGAGTTCAAAACTTATTTCAAAGGCAAGGAAATTAAAGAAAGAGAGTATTATCTTTTCAATATCGAGCCAAATAAAAACCAAAATTCAACTACATTTATTCATAAATGGATCTCCAAGCTGTACGAAGATAATGAGTGTTTAATAATTGAATCTAATGGTCAACTCCTTGTAGCGGATACTTATTTTAAAAAAGAGTATGCGCTTTTTGATTGGCAATTTACCGGGGTAACAGTTAATGAATTTACATTCGGAAAGACATTTAACATGAGCGAAGTAATGTACTTCCAACTCAATAACAATGATATCCGTAAACTGATAAATGGAATGTATGAGAGTTACGGAAAGCTAATTGCCTACGCACAAAAGAGCTATACAAAGTCCAGAGGAAGCAAAGTGATACTTGAAGTATCAGCATTAGCACAAGGTAAGCCAGATTTTAAAGAAACATTTAAAAAGATGATGGAAGAATATTTCAAAACTTATTTTGAAGCAGACAATGCGGTTCTTCCTTTATTCGATGGATACAAAGCCACAAATGAAGGTTCAAAGACTTATTCAAACGAAGGCACCAGAGATATTAAAGCCATGATTGACGATATATATGACTTTACTGCAAGAGCATTGCAGATACCTCCGGCACTACTCAGGGGTGACATGGCAAATATCAAGGATGCGGTAGATAATTTTCTAACATTCTGCATTGATCCACTATGTGATATGGGTCAGGAAGAGATAGTTCGTAAACGATATGGATACGCAGAGTTCAGCAAAGGCAATTATCTGAGGATCGACACAAAGACAATCAAACACATTGATTTACTTAGTGTTGCAACATCAATTGATAAGCTCATCGGAAGCGGTGCATTCTGTATTAACGATATAAGAAAGGCGGTAGGCGATGAGGTTATTGACGAACCATGGGCATGGAAACATTTCATTACAAAAAACTATAGCTCAGTTGACGAATTATTAGCATCTTTAGAAGGAGGTGAAAACATTGAAAAAGGCAATATGGGAACTTAAGCAATCAGTTGAACCCAATACGCTAGATATGTATATCTACGGGTACATTGAAGGTGATTATTACGATTGGTGGAACGATGTAGTTGTAGAAAGCGAAACATCTGCTACTCATTTCAGAACGGAATTAGCGAAATATCCAAATGTAACACAAATTAATCTCTATGTAAATTCATTCGGTGGTTATGTTTACGAAGCGATGGCAATTAGAAACCAATTAAAAAGACATCAAGCACATGTTACAGCATATGTTGATGGATTTGCAGCTTCTGCAGCATCTTTTATACTGACAGGCTGTGATGAAGTAAAAATGTATTCAAACACAATGCAGATGATCCACAATGCCATTAATGGAGCATATGGAAACTCAAAAGATTTAAGAAAGGCAGCCGATGATTTAGATAGAATTATGGATGGTAACAGGCAAGCCTATCTTGAAAAGTCAAACGGAAAGCTTACAGAAGAAAAACTTATAGAATTGTTAGAGGTAGAAACTTATCTGACAGCAAAAGAAGCTTTTGAGTACGGTCTTTGCGATGAAGTAATAAGCGAAGAAAAAGATATGACCGAAGCTAAACAAATGTTACAACAGGTGAACAAAACACTTGAACAACATATTAGCTATCAAAAGGCTTTATCAATGCAATTAAAGGAAATGGTTGAAACACCTAAAGAACCAACACAACCATTGGAAGGAATACCACACACCGAAGAACCACCACAGGAAAACAAATTAAAACAGTTTATGTTGGGATTGAGCCAACGGAAAGAAGGTAAATAATTTATGAGAAATTTAGATGCAATAAACCAAGCAAAAGTAGTGATTTTACAAAAATTAAACACAGCCATCACAAGTGGTAATGAAGCAGATTTTACACAGGCATATACCGATCTTTGCAACAACATTCAAGAAGCTGTAATGTTGGAAGCAACCGGACTTATTCAAGCAGCAGATACAAACGTATTAGTTGGTCGTGGGGTTAGACAGTTAACTTCCGAGGAAAACAACTATTATCAAAAAGTAATCGATGCTATGAAGACATCCAATCCGAAACAGGCACTTACTGACATTACCGTAACATTGCCAGTTACAACGATCGATGCAGTATTTGATGATTTAACCGCAACCCATCCGCTGCTTGAAGCTATCAATTTCCAGAATACATCCGGTTTAATTGAGTTTTTAGTTAATACAAATACAAAACAGCTTGCAACATGGGCAACCTTAACCGCCGCAATCGTTACCGAGTTAACCGGCGGATTTAAGAAAATCAACATGACATTACATAAGTTATCAGCATTCTTACCTATCGCAAAATCCATGTTAGATTTAGGCCCGGTATGGTTAGACAGATATGTAAGGTCAGTTTTGGCCGAAGCACTAGCTTACGGCTTAGAAGAATCGATTATCAACGGTACCGGAAAGGATATGCCTATAGGAATGAATCGCCAAGTTGGTACTGGCGTAGTTGTTACTGATGGTGTTTATCCTCTTAAAGCAACTGTACCATTAACCGGACTTGATCCGTTATCCTATGGTACATTACTTGCTACAATGGCAGTTGATGCAAACGGAAAATCCAGAGTAATTGACAAGGTTATAATGATTGTTAATCCTACGGATTATCTAACAAAGATTATGCCTGCTACAACCGTAAGAAGTACAGACGGAACGTATACAAATAATGTGTTCCCGTTCCCTACAACCGTAATTCAGTCTGTACAAGTACCTGCAGGAAAAGCCATCATCGGTTTAGCAAGCAGATACTTTATGGGAATTGGTACTGCAAAATCCGGTAAGATTGAGTATTCTGATGAATACAAATTCCTAGAGGACGAAAGAGTTTACCTTGTTAAGCTTTATGGACATGGCGAGCCTCTTGATAATACAGCCTTTGTATATGCTGATATCAGCGGTTTAGTGCCTACAATCCAGACTGTAACGGTTAGCGGTACAGTAAATACTCACGAGGTAGTGTAATACATGAAAGCCAGAGTAATTAAACCATATACGGATAAAAATACTCTGCAAAATATACCAAAAGGTATTGAAATAGAAATATCAAAAGAGAGGTTCAGTGAGCTAACCACTGGGCCTCGAGGTGTTTTTGTGGAGGAAATCAAAGAAGCAAAGAAACCTACACAAACCAAAAGGAAGTAGGCGATTAAGAATGGCAGAAGCAAGCGCATTGTTACAGGGTGTAAAGAACTACCTAGATATTACATGGGTAGATGCTAACACTGACAGTAAGCTCCTGGGCATTATAGAACGCGGAATGAGATATTTAGACAAACTATCAGGCAGCACATTAGACTATTCCATCGAAGATACACCAAAGGCTTTGCTGCTAGATTATTGCAGATATGCCCGTTCTAATGCCTTAGAACAATTCCAGAACAATTATATGCATGAACTTTTATCGCTCCAAATCAACGAGGAGGTGGCGAGATATGAAGCTGAAAACCCTGTCGCAACCGTTTAATGATGGAGTACTCACAGTTTATACAGTTGGAAACATTGCAGATCCTGGTAATATGCCAAAGGACGGACTTACACCTAAGTTTAGCAGTAAAATACCATATGAAGAGCGAACCGTAGGGGTGACAAGATTTTATGCAGCAAAACAGGAGCAGTCAACTGTCAATCAGGTATTACGTATACCGCGTATAAATGGAATGTCTCAGTCTGATAAAGTTACCCTAATCGATGGAGAGCAATACGACATTGTGCAGATCCAATTTATCAATGACATTGAACCCCCGAGTATGGATTTGAGCCTGCAGTTAAGGAGTGTGAAGTATGACATTAAAGGATATTAGAGATTTGTATTTAAGTGTTCTTCCTGATGCTACTTTTCACTATGAGGCATGGCAGAAAACAGATCAATATATAGTATGGGCCGAGGACGGACAAGGAGATACAAGCCATGCAGACGATAAGATGCAAGACCAAGTCATTCAAGGTACGATTGATTATTTCACCAAAGAAGAGTATGATCCGAATTTTGATTTAATACAAAGGGCCATGAACGATGCTGAAATATCATGGGAACTTAACTCAATCCAACACGAAGAGGACACCGGATATATACATTATGAGTGGGTCTGGGAGGTGGAAAATTCAGTTGGCTAAAATGAATATCAGTGCGGGACTTGAGGCATATATGAAAGAGCTTGCAAGGTTTGGAAACGACGAACCAGAGATAGCAAAAAAGGTTGTTGTGGCAGGAGCGCAACCGGTAGCAGACGCAATAAGAAATAGACTTGAAAACCTTCCGGAAGACCAATTCAGAAGGCTAAAAGAAGGAGATGTATTTAACGGGCTACCACAAGGCGAGTGGAAAGATCTGATGGACAACATGGGAATTGCTCCTCCTAAGGTTGACGGTGACGGGAATACAAACACAAAAGTTGGTTTCAAAGGATACGGAAGCTTCCCAACAAAGAAGTATCCAAAAGGTGTACCGAATGCGATGCTTGCAAGAGCGATTGAAAGTGGCTCGTCGGTAAGAAAAAAGACACCTTTTGTCAGACCTGCCGTAAATAAATCAAAAGCTTTGGCTATTGAAGAAATGGAAAAGGCTATAAATAATGAAATAAAAATATATGCATTATAAGAAAGCGAGGAAACATAAATGAAGAAAATAGGATTAAAATACCCGGTTTGCGCGCGCTATGACGAAAGCACAGGGACACCGGTATATACATCCGGTATCGTAATGGGTAGAGCAATGAGCGCAAATCTAGCGTGGACATCTAACAATGTTCCACTGTATGCAGACGATGTACTGGATGATATTGATCAATCAATCTCTGGCGGTACGGAAGTATTAGCATTAAATGAACTAATACATGAAGTACAATCATTTTTATTAGGGCATCAAATTAATGGCAACGGTGAGCTAATTGTTAATGAGGGTGATATCGCTCCATATGTAGGACATGGATTTTATGGCAGAGTAAAGCGCAATGGCGTATATAAATATCGTGCTATTTGGCTATTTAAGATGCAATACAGCGAGCCTGCCGACGATAACACAACAAAAGGTGAAACAACCACATTCCAGACACCAACAATCAACGGAACGATAATGAAGGACATCAACGGAAATTTAAAGACAGAAAAACTATTCGATGTTGAGGCTGACGCAATCGCATGGCTAAATGCTAAGGCTGGCATTCCCGTATCTGCATCCTCTGGATTGACAGCACTCGCATTAACCGGCACAGGTGGAACATTATCACCGGCATTCGGTACAGGTGTAAGATACTATACATTTAGCGGATTAACCGGAACATCGTTTACTGTTAATGCTACCGCTGCCAACCATACCATCCAGCTTTATGTTGATGATGTACTTAACCAAACGCTTACAAGTGGCGTAGCATCATCTGCTATCGCAATGGCAACAGTAGGCTCTAAGAAGCTAAGAATTGTTGCATATGAGGCAGGAAAGAGCTCACAGACTACAGAAATTATCGTAGTGAAAACAGCTTAATAAAATGAGCTTAGAAACGATTAATAGGGGTAGAGAAATCTACCTCTATTTTTAAAGAAAGAGGTATTAGATGCGAATATTAAAGCCGGTAGGCATAGAAATAGACATCGACGGCAAGGACAGACATTTATTGTTTAATGTAAACGTAATCGATGAACTGCAGGAGCATTTTGATATGTATATCGGGGACATATTAAATGCGCTTCTTGACAACCAAGACAAAGAAAAGCAAAAAGCTTTCTATGATTCGATAGTTTATATCCTCGCAGTTTTATTGAACGAAGATGTAAGGATGCACAACAAAAACAACCCAAGTGATCCATGGGAGAAAATAACCGATGAATACTTAAAAGAAGAGATACTAACAAACAGTACATCGGCAGCAATAGCATTGGAGATATTAAAATCCTTCAACGGATCCTTGCCAAAGAACGAGGATGATGACCCAAACTTGAAGAGCGGGAAAACGAAAAAGTAGACGTTCCCCGCATGATTTATATTGGAAAAGTATTATTAGGGTATCAGGAAGAAGAAGTATGGGAAATGACTCTCGGAAAGCTTATAACTATGCTCAGAGAATACAAAAAAGATCACGGGTTAGAAGAAAAGAAAGCAGACCTTGACGAAGCAATTCCATTTTAGGAGGTGAAAAATATGTCAGACGGAAATATCGGCCCACGGATAGTACTTGAAGGTGAGAAAGAATATAAGGCAGCCATAAACGGAATAAACAAAGATATGAAAGTTTTATCCTCTGAATTAAAAGCAACGTCTGCCGAATTTGATGGAAACGCCAACTCAATAGTTGCCCTTACAAAGAAAGGAGAAATACTCAAAAAGGAGTATGAGGAGCAGACTAAAAAAATCCAAACCTTAGAAGGAGCGTTGGAAAGCGCAAGGGGAACCTATGGAGAGAATTCTAACCAGGTTAAAGAGTGGCAAATAAAGCTCAACAATGCAAACGCTGAACTATCTGGATTGGATAAAGAACTAAAGACTAATGATAAGTATCTTGATGAAGCTAAAACTTCAACAAACGGAATTGCGAAGTCCATTGATGAATACGGAAAAGAAGTCAAAGAAGCGAGCGACAAGACATTAAGTTTTGGCGATATAATGAAGGCCAATCTTGCCAGCCAAGTCATAGTTGAAGGCGTTAAAGCTCTTGGAAGCGCAATGCGTGATGCAGCAGAGGAAACTGTTAATTTAGTTAAGGATGCCGCTGCATACGCCGATGATATGATGACTATGTCTGTTCAAACAGGCGTAGCAACGGATAAATTACAAGCTTATAACTACATGTCTGAGTTAACAGATGTATCACTCGAAGATATGACTAAGACAATGGCCAAGAATATAAAGTCAATGTCTAATGCTCAAAA